AGCCTTCTCGATCTCGACCTAAGAAAAGAAAAGTATCTTTGTATCTGGCCTTGCCTCCAACGTATCCAGTTTCAATCGCGGCACCAGGGCGACGAATAAAGGCGTTATCAGGATCGGCTGTGGTTCTAAAGACTTCAGTAGATTCCACACCCATTACAAACAAATCGTTGCGAATATTAATCAACCCGGTATTTTTATCAGGCAGTAATTCAGCATCAAAGAAGTTGAGAGCGGGTATATCATCAGGGTCATTCACATCTGTGAAGAATAACGGCCCTCCATCAGAAGGTACAAAGACGAAACGTGCGTCTATAGCTTCAACTTCAATCGAAGGCTTAAAGTCTGGGTCTGTGATCTCAATCAATACGTCAGAAGTGTTTAAAACAAAACCCGCACCCCCTTTCACAACAATAATTAAAGCAATGAAAGATTGAGCAAACTCACACTCAGCCGAACCCGTTATGATTCCAAGATTCGTAATAGCCCCTGTCGAACTGATCTTAATTAAACTATCACCAGAGACTTCATAAGCCTCTTCTTGGAACGTTACAGAACCTCGACACTTCCCTATCCCTGTAGTATTGGGGTCAATGCCTGGTGCCGCGATTGAAACTGGATACGTTGGAGGCAAGGCCAGATACAAAGATACTTTTCTTTTCTTAGGTCGAGATCGAGAAGGCTCGTTTGCTTTCCATGCTATGGGTTCAGGCGATGCACCGAAGATCTCTAACCCTGCTATTGACCAAATGTTAAACGAGGACTATACCGAGGAAGAATTAAAAGCCGTTACCTCTACTCGCTTCACTTGGACTGGGGTTGATTTCGTTGCTTTTAGATTAAATACAGCTACTTTTCTTTTTTACGGTTCTGGTTGGTCTTACATTCAATCGGGAATAACTGAAGATGACGTTTTTCAGCCCTGGACAGTCAATCATATGTCCTTTGCTTATGGAAAATACATTGTCGGAGATGCCTCTAGTTCAAGGATTGGCAAATTATCCACCAGTAACAAAGAATACGGCGACGATATTCAGCGAAGTATTGACACTCTTATCAAGGCAGGCCGTGACACCTTCTATACGCTTGATTCTCTAACTTTAGACGTTACGACCGGCACTGACACCGAAGGAACGGTAGGGCTTAGAATCAGCCAGGACGGGCGCACAAGGGGGCCGATTATCTACAGGAGTTTAGGCGAAATAGCCAACTACCAGCGGAGAATGGTTTGGTTAGGTGGAATTGGAGTGTTTGAAAGCTTTTGCGGAATCACTTTAAGAACGACTGCCGATGTTAATTTCTCAGTTGATGGGTTAATGGTCGATGGCTGATCTACCGAGAAGGGGTGAGCCCTTAATAGAAATCCGCGATGACGGTTTAGGTGGGAAGAAGTTAATTGCTACGGATACTTTCCAGAGATACCTGGAAGAGCTTGATACTTCACAGCAAGAAGTAGCCGATTTAGATACAGAAACCTCATTTTCCAACTCCTTCGCTCGATTAATAACCTTAGAACAAAGAATAGGCAGCGGTAATCCCCTTACTTCAGATGAAACAGGTTTTACCGTAGATAGCACTAATTTAACAGTGGATATGACGGAAGCATAATGGGACAGAACTTAATCAATGTAGGTACAGTCGCTAACGACAGAACCGGCGATACGTGGCGGGATGCCATGATTAAAGTTAATACGGATGTAGGGCAGCTTTTTGGCAGTGGTGGGTTTACTAATGTTGTTTATGTCAACTCTCCTGATGACTTCCCTGCTGCGGTAAGTGGGGTTAGAGAACTAATCCCTGCTGGCGTGACCAGTATTACCTATGTCCTAGGCGCTGCTATTATCGATATGGGAACTGACCGTTTTACGGTTACTAATGGGCTGGTTGTTTTAAGAGGCTGGCATCGTGTTGGCTCTCAAATCAAGTCATTAACCACAGGCGATTTATTTACAGTTACTAATGGCTCGTATGTCACTGAGTTCCTTTTAATTGATGCCGTTAATGCTCAAGTATTAAACTTTTCAGGCGGTGGAATCGTTGATTTCGTCGTCTTTCAGAATACAGTTTTAGTGGGTTGTAGACGATGGGGGACGATTGCCGGTGCAGTCACTACCTCCTTCAGAATCTTAAACGCCCCAAGTACTTCAGAGGCAGGGTTCTTATGGACAGGGACATTAAATTCAGAGATTAACATTACCGATACCCGTCTAAGTGGATGGACTGGGACGGCTTTAGATCTAGGCACAGCCACGTTTAATACCATCATTATGTCCAGTGATACCCGGCTTATTTCTCCATCTGGCACCACGATATTAAGCGGCCTGACTGCGAATGGAAATATTAAGGCTAACGGGCGAGCCATCATAGACGGGGCTTTCTTTAACGGAACCGGCACAGCTTTAAACGGCATAGACACCCAAGACACTTTATATCGATTTACTAATTGTACTTTTGCTGATAATGAAACCATTAACTCAAGAAACTTAGCGTGTATCCATTTGGTTGGTTCTCCTGGTGGGACTGTCACTATTAACACAGCAAATATCTTTGAAGAGATTGGTGGTACTGGATTTATCTCTACTGTAAATGATCGATTCACCGTAAGTTCTAGCGGAGTTCTGACTTATATCGGAGAGGGAAATATCAATTTAGAGTTATTTGGCCGAACCACTTTAGAAAAAGATGGCGGCGGGGTAGATGTACTGTTTGCGAGATTAGCAAAGAACTGGCAACCGACCGATACCAGTAAGACTGGGGATACTAATACCGATGTAAACATTACGAATATGTCCAGTATTGCCAACTTGAAGCCGGGTGTTTTTGTATCAGGGACCGACATTCCAGCCGATACCACGATTGTCAGTGTAGGGGCTACAGATTCTATTGTGATTTCCAACGCAGCGACAGGTTCTACCTCCACAGTGTCTCTAACCTTCCATGATAAAGGCGTACCGCAATCAGGAGGCCAGAGTGCAAACTCTACTTTAACCTCTATTCCTTTAGGCACTCTTTTCCCCGCGTCTAAAAATGACAACTTTAGAATGATTTATGCAAACGGCAGCGGCACTGCAAACATTGATGTGAACGTAGCAGCGTTTGAGATAGGCGGTGGTAATTAATGGCTGATGTAATCCTATTCAACAACGAGAAGAACACTCTACCCGATACCCGAGATTTAACGGAAACTGTTACGGCCTCGACGATTATTACAGCCTTTTCCGTCTCCAACAATAGCGGGGCTGGTGTGAGCTATAAGGCGTATATCACGACTACTTTGGGCGAGTCGGTAGATCCTATCCAGCCTCAAACGATTGTAGTCCCAGACAGAGCCGATCCTGCATTTTTTATGATAGGACAAAAGATACCCAAAGGTTCTAGTCTCGAAGTCGAGTCTAGTACCGGCGCTTCTTTAAACTTTTATGTAACAGGAGTTCAGTGATGGGCTTATTTTCAGGTGGTGGAATTTTAGGCAGTATTGGTGGTGTTCTTGGGATTAATACCTCAAGGCAGCAGCAGGCCATAGGCGAGGCTTCGGCAGTCCAGCAGGCCGGTGCGCAAGCGGGCATTCGGACCATATCAGACAGGGCGGCGCGGGGGATATCCGGTCTTGAGCCTTTCCAAGCGGGGGGTCTACAAGGATTACAAGGGCTTCAGCAAGGATCAACCATTGGAGGCTTTGGTCAGAATATTTCCGACATTTTCCAAGGCGGTGCATTAGATCCATTGATTGCTGAGCGTCAACGAGCTGCTAATGCGGCTTTTGGTCAGGCGGGATTAACTCGATCAGGGGGGGCCATCCAGGCGGCAGCTGATATCCCTACAGATTTAGCGTTTCAATTAGAGGCTTTATTGTCTGGACGGCAGGGAGAATTAGCCGGTTTAGGATTTAATGCGGCGAGCAGTATAGCGAATATTCAACAAGGCGCAGGCACTAACATTGCAGCTCTTGAGGCAGGCCAAGGGGTTACTCAGGGGGCTGGTCTTTTAGGCGGTGCACAAGCAAGATCGGCAGGCCAGGGGAATTTACTAGGATTAGCGGCTGGCGGCTTAGCTGGTTTGGGCGGCGATGAAGGTGTTTTTGGAGGGATCAAGAAGATAGGCAGTGGGATAGCGGGCTTATTCTCTGACGTTCGATTAAAAACCAATCTAAATCCTGTTGGAGAATTCCACGATTTAACCGTGTATGAATGGGATTGGATAAGCGGGATGCCTGAAGAGATGACCAATCTAAATATCGGTTTTATCGCTCAAGATGTTCTGGATAAATACCCTGAATTCAGCGGGGAAGAGTGCGGATTTTTAACTATTAATTACGAAGGTCTATTAGAACATTTGGAGCAGAAATGGTCACATTAGCCAGTTTAGACGGCGGGTCTTTAGTTCCTGATACGATTGGCACGATTGCCCGTGGTTCACAGTTAGGGACTCAGTTAAGTACACAGTTCAGGACTCCTGGTCTAGCTGAGAGGGCGCAGGCGGGCGATGAGGCGGCTTTAAGAGAACTCGCTATCATTAACCCTACAGCTTTACAAAATGTCCTACAGGCTCCCACACTAAGAGATCAGCAGCAGGTCCAGCAGTTGATAGCCCAGACACAGCAAGAACAAGCCCGTATTGTTCAATTACAGGGCAATATCAAACAAGCGATTGGTGATGGCGATCCTGAGAAAGTCCGTGGAAATCTTTTGAGATTACTCCAAACCCACCAAGGCGAAGAAGGATTCGATTCTCAACAAGTGGCCGACCTACTGAAGCTGTCTACTACTGACCCTCTTCAAGCGTTGGAGCAACTAAGAATAGGCCAAGCAGGCAATCAGGCTGAGCTGGAGATTGCTGATCAGATATTGAGTAGGTTGTCAGGCGCATTGCCTCAACCTGTAAGCGCTAAAGAACAGGCCGAGACAGCTAAATTGCAAGCAGAAGCCGATGCTATCAGAGCGAAGCCTGGAGGGGTTAGCCTTAGAGACGAGGCAGAGATACGCAAGATTGAAGCCGGAATAGCCAAAACTGAAGCCGAGACAGCAAAGATTGCCAGAGAAGGTCGTCCGGGTGTGTCGAAGACTGACGTTGCTATCCAAAAAGAAGAGAGAAAAGAAACCACTAAAGCTAATGTTAAAAGAATCTCTGAACTAAGTAAAACCCAATCATCCCGATCAAGTTCAGTCAGAAAAGCCAAAAAGTTTAAGCGCGCTTTTGAGAAAGGAGAGGCGGAGTCAGGTGCAAGCCGCACCCTTTTAGGGTTTATACCTGGGGTGTTTACTGATCAGGCTCAATTTGATGAGGAATTAGACTCTTTTTCTGAAGTAGCAGCAAGAGAGAAGCTTAAAGCGGTGGGAGAGATTAGACCTACCGATGCTGATGTGGCAGGAATGAAGCGCGCTTTATTTGGTGTTGGTCGAGATGAGCAGACGAATATTCAATTGCTGAATGAATTCATTGCTGAGCAGGAAGCCTTAGACGGTGAGCTTGAAGATTTACGCGATGCAAAATCAGCAGGCAGATTAGACGTTTTCACTGGGACACCTGCTGCTGCTGAATTGCCCCCTGGAACAATTGATAACGGTGATGGCACCTTTACATTACCTGACGGCACAGTAATAGAGAGAGCGTAATGCCTGATATACCTCAAGGATTTAAAGAAGTCTCCACTATCCCGCAAGGGTTTAGGGAAGTTCAACCCGCTGAAATAACTCAAACACCCTTAGAATTAGTCGCTGCTGGAATCCCTAAACCCACTACAGGTGGTTTTATCGAGAAAGCAACGGGCGCAGCTCCTTCTATAGCTTCTGCTGTTATAGGCGGGACTATAGGAGAATTAGCTGGATTATTAAGCATTCCCTTTGATCCTGCTGGAGCGCGGCCTTTAGCTGAAAGAATATCCAGCAAGATATTCGTAGAGCCTAATTCGCTTGCAGGTCAGGAAGGACTTCAAGCTTTAGCAGCAAACCCTGTTATTCAGGCAATAGAGGAGATCGATAAATTCGCTAGAGAAAATCTAGCTGCTGGCGGTGAAGTGGTCGGTGGAGATATAGGGGCCGCTTTAGGTGACTTTCTCCCCTCCATTGTTGAGGGTGCATTAGGGCTTCGAGCCATTACAGGCGCTCCCAGAGCTGCAAGAGCTGCTGACGTGGCCACTACAGCCGCAGAGAGAGCCGCAGGAGGGGTTGCAGCCAGAGTAGTACAAGAAGCTCCCGGTGTCGCTAGAAGGGCAGGAGAGATTGCTGGAGAGGCCAGAACCGCCACAACCAACATACTCCCAGGACGAAGAACCGCTAAAGACCTAATAGAAGCCGGTGAATTAGGTGATTCCCGAACAGCTAGATTCCTATTAACAGAACGAGGACGGATAACGCCAGATGCCAGCGCTAGAGAGTCAATCAAACAAGGATTTGATGAGGGAGTCGTCGCCGCTATTAAAGCGGGTAGTCCGGCTGATCGTAAAAAAATGCTTGATATGGTTAACATTGTTCAGCGTGGTAGGACTAATGCTCGCTTTTCAGTCACTAATAGACCATCTGACGTTGTTGGGGATTCTCTAGCACAGCGATTTAATGTTGTGCACCAAGCGAATAGAAAAGCCGGTAGAGAATTAGACAAAGTAGCTAAGTCCTTAAAAGGTCGGTCAGTTGATGCGTCTGAAATAGGGGATCAATTTATACTCGATCTTGAAGATATTGGTGTTCAATTTAACCCTCAAACCAATACAGTTAACTTTAAAGGGTCGGATATTGAAGGGCTGGATGCTCCCGAAGCTGCTATTACCCGGGTGCTAAATCGGATGGCGACTAATGAACCGGTGGATGCGTTTGACTTGCATCGATTGAAAAAGTTTATTGATGAAAGTGTAACCTTTGGAAAGACTAAAGAAGGTCTAGCCGGTAAGACGGAGAGAATTCTTAAAGGATTGCGACGTAATGTTGACGGTTTATTAGATAGAAACTTTGCCGAATATGACCGAGTGAACACTGAGTTTTCTACTACTCGCGGTGTTATTGACGACTTCCAAGATGCGGCAGGCCGTAAATTAGACCTTACTGGACCTAATGCAGAAAAGGCTATCGGCACTTTATCCAGGCGATTGATGTCCAACGTACAGTCAAGGGTTAATCTTTTAAATTCTGTCGATGAATTAGACAAGTTAGCCAAAGAATTAACCGCTGGCGGGAAATTTCCTGTCATTTTGGGCCAAGGGAGAATTCCTCAATTCACTGATGATATTTTAACCCAAGTTTTATTTGTCGATGAGTTAGATAAAGTATTTGGCCCTGCCGCCAGGACTTCGCTTGCGGGCGATGTAGGCAAACGAGTGGAAGCCGGTGGAAGGGCGTTCAGATCGCCGACAGAAGCGACTATACAGGCGGTAGGGGCGGGTGTTGAGGCTGCTAGGGGTATTAACCCAGAAAACGCGATTAAATCTATCAGAGAGTTGCTAAAACGATGAGCAAGTATCTAAACATGACAAATTACATAATGGTGACTGACTATCAGTAAATATTTAAACGAATTCCCCCAACACTTTCTAAGCCCTGGAGTACCGGGTGCTTTCTTTAAGGTGTTTTTTGGTGAGCCGAATCAAGACCCTAAGCTAAATCCTAAAGTCCCGTTTTCTGACAAAGCGAGAACCGTAGCGGCTTCGGCTACACAGACTTTAGACGCCAATGGAATGTACACTTTAGAGCTGTTTCTTAAAGGCTCTTACTCGATACAGATTGACGATACCAATGATGTTTTATTTGAATCGCTCGCGAGTATTGAGGGATCGGACGCGCAAGAAACTCCCTTAGACTTTGGTGCGGCTGGTACTGGCGCGACTAATGATGACAGTGCTTTTACCTCTTTGGAAGCGGTTATCACGGGTCAGGTAGTGGATTTACTCGATAAGACCTATCTAGTGACCACAGAGCCCTCTGCAAATACTTACATTAATGGCCAGTGGAAGATAGTGGCCAATACTTATACAGCGAATGGGCTGGAGAGGCGGAACAAGCGGTTGTACTCGGGCAATTTTAATACCATTCAAGAAGCTTATACGGCAGCAGCGGGTAAGACTTTGGTGATTACCGAAGAGCCGACTATTCTTTCTCAGCTCACTATTCCGGCGAATGTGATTATAGAAAACCCTTTCAAGTTCCGCATTTTGGTAGGGTTTACTTCAGCAGGCAACGCGGCTTCAATTATTGGGGGTACTAGCTTAAGAGGTCACGGACTATCAGCTCATCTTTTAACCACTTTTACTACCGATAGATTAATCACTATTGCCGATGATTCAGATTTAGATTTTGTGATCTGCACCTCCGTAGACCAGATTAGCAATCGTACTGATACTTTAGACGCAGCGGCTTATTTAGCCGGTGATGATATTACCGTAAGATCTATTTTCACCGAAACTTATTTCTGTGTTCGCTGTAGATCCCGTTCCTAATCGGACGCCGTGTTCTCCGCAATCTTCTATATAAACCTTCCCGCACACTAAATCGCTCACCCCTTCCAATAAAAAGCCGTTATGCCCTGGGCTCTCACTCGCGTTTACAGACTTGCCAAAGGTTCTTACAAGATCGACAACGGGTCGTGTCAAGGTATCTAAATGAAGGCCTCGGACGTAATTCTTATTAATGCATCGCCCTATGTAAAGATTATCCCCGTTAAAACCCTGAGCTCCGTTATCAAAGTGCTCGGTAAAAATAGATCTTACGGTAATATCATCACCGGCTAAATAAGCCGCTGCGTCT